TCCTCCAGCTGTCCCAGGGCCTCAACGCCGGGCGCCTCCAGGGTGACGAGCTGCGGTCCGTGCTGGAAAACCTCCCGTTCGTCGCCGACGCCATCGCCAAGCGCCTGGGCACCACGCGCGACAAGATCAAGGACCTCGGCGCCGACGGGAAGATCACGTCCCGCGTGGTCGTCGACGCGTTCAACGACATGTCCGGCGCGATTGACGAGCGCTTCGCCAAGGCGGTCCCCACCGCCGGCCAGGCCCTCCAGGTCCTCAAGAACGACATCCTCAAGACGGTGGGCGAGGCGGGCGCGGCACTCGGCCCGGGGCTCCTCAAGGTGGTCCAGGCGATCGGTAGCGTCCTCAAGGAACTGTCCCCGGTGTTCCAGCTCGTGGGCAAGGCCCTCAACCTGATCATCGAGCTGGCCGGCCCGGTCCTCGCGGTGGTCGGGAAGATCGCCAGCGCCCTCGGCGCCGTCGCGTCCGCCGCGGGCAAGGTGATCGACGTCGTGGGCGACGTGGTCGGCGGCGTCGGCGACGCGGTGGGCGGCGTGCTTGACGACATCTTCGGGAGCAACGGGAGCGGGAGCACCGCGGTGGGGAGCTTCTTCGACACGATCGACATCCGCACCGAGGCCGCCAAGCAAGGGATCATCGACCTCAAGGGCCCGTTCGCCGACTTCTTCGACCTCCTGGACAAGCAGTCGGAGTCCGCGTTCGCGTCGTCCATGCACGACATGATGGCGTGGAAGGAGGCGGGCAAGGACGTCGCGCACCTCACCGCCGAGGAGTTCCAGAGCTTCATCGACAACCTGGAGTTCGGCGAGTCCCAGGCCACCCTCGACGCCGTCAAGGCGCGCCTCGCGGCGCCCGCGGCGATCCAAAAGATCTGGGACGAGATGACCAAGAAGGTCCTCGACGCCAACAAGGCCGCGAGCGAGGCCGCGGACAAGGGCTTCAAGAAGCTCCGCGAGGAGGCGACGTTCGGCGCGGGCGCGGCCAAGGAGTTGCTGGAGGCGGAGGGGCTGCTCGCCACCAAGCTCAACCAGGGCGAGATCTCCCTCGCGGAGTACACGCGCCTCCTCAACGCCAAGAAGCTCGCGCTGGAGGACCAGCTCCACCCGCTCGACGCGCAGATCCGCAAGCTCGACGCGGAGACCCTCGTCCTACGCCAGTCGGTGGGCCTCCGCAAGGAGGAGGTCCTGCTCCTCCAGGCGCTCGACGCGATCCACGCCAAGGGCGTCGCCACGTCCGCCGAGGACGAGGCCGCCCTGGGCACCGCGATCAAGGAGAACGAGCAGGCCAAGCAGGCGATCGAGAACCACAACAAGGCCGCCCAGGCGGCCAAGGCACACCGCGACGCCCTCAAGGCGCTGTTCGCGGAGATGTTCCCGATCATCCAGGCCCAGCGCGACCTCGCCAAGGTCACCGCCGGCCTGGACGAGCTGCTCCACAAGCACACGATCACCGTGGAGCAGCACGCCGACGCGCTGTTCCGCTACAAGGAGACGCACCGCGAGGCCCTCGATCCGGTGGGCTCCCTCAACGCGGCCACGCGCCAGCAGATCGCCGACCTCACGCTCTCCGCCACCGAGCTGGCGCGCGTCAACACCGAGCGCTCCATCTACAACGACCTCGTCTCCAAGGGCGTCGACGTCATCACGGCCATGGCCACGGCGACGAAGGCCGCCGCGGACATCGACCGCGCGACCAGCGCGCGGACGTCCAACGACACCGGCCTCGCGCGCCTCCAGACCACCCTCGATCAGATCAAGGGACCCCAGGCGCAGTTCGCCCAGCAGCTCGCGGACCTCAACGCCCTCCAGCGGTCGGGGGCGATCACCGCCGACGAGTACGCCACGGCGATGGACAAGGTCTACTCCGTGTTCGGCGAGACCTCCTCCGACACCACCGCCAACGCGATCGAGCAGTTCTCCACCTTCAACGACATCCTGGTGGACTCCTTCGCCGCGTTCGAGGACCACGCCAACGACTTCTCCCAGTCGGTGACCAACGCGTTCTCCACCGCGTTCGACGGCCTCACCGAGGTGTTCGTCAACCTGCTCCACAAGGGCGAGTTCTCCCTCAGCGACCTCGCCAGCTCGGTGGACCGCGCGGTCTCCGAGATGGTGGCCAAGTTCCTCCAGCTCAAGCTCCTCGGCCTCCTGTTCCCCGGGTCGTCGTTCGGCGGCGCGTCGGCGGCGCTCCCGTTCGCTGGATTCTTCGCCGAGGGCGGCCAGTTCAAGGTGGGCGGGTCGGGTGGGACGGACTCACAGCTGATCGCGCTCCGCGCGACGCCCGGCGAGGAGGTCACCGTCCGCACGCCTGGGCAGCGCGAGGCGGCGCGCCGCGACCAGGGCCAGGGCGGCGGGTTCGCCGGGAACATCATCAACAACGTCGTGTTCGACCCGCGCGCCATGGTCGGACTCATCAACTCGCCCGTGGCCAAGCGGCAGATCTTCGGTGTGTTCCTGGAGAACATCGAGGCGATCCGCCACCTGATGCGTTGACCGATGCTGATCACGCAACCCTACGAGTCCCTCGCCTGGACGCTGTCCTGGCGCACCGACCTCCTCAAGGGGATGGACGGGCTCGAGCAGCGCGTGGCGCTGCTCCGCTCGCCGCGCGAGTCCTACGCGTTCCAGTTCGTGCTCAACGAGCAGGAGTTGCGCGACATCCGCCGCCAGCTCGTCGTCGACGCGACGACGCCGATCCAGGTCCCCCTCCGCCACGAGGGCCTCCTCCTCTCCGCGGAGCCCACCGCCGACCTCGTGGCGGGTAACATTCCGTTCGCCGACTGGGCCACGGTGGACCGCGAGGTTCTCGTGGAGTCCGACCTCGGCTACCACTACGCGACGACGATCACCGACGTCCACGGCGCGTACCTCACCGTCGCCGACGTCCCGGTGGACCCCGGGCACTACCCCGCCTACAAGACCAACGTCTCCCCGCTCGTCGACGTCCAGGCCGCCGACGGGCTCAGCGTCGCGCGCCACGCCGTCAACGCGGGCAAGTTCACCCTCACCGGGTACGACACCGCGTTCCACACGACGTGGGGCGCGGGCATCGGTGGGGCCTTCACCACGCTTGACAGCTACGTGATCGTCGACTGGGTGTCCGCCCCCCTCATGGGTGACCTCGCGCGCGAGACGTTCTCCGCGGGCCTCACCGTCCTGGACGCCGGCGCGGCGCGCGAGGTGATCCAGCGCCGCGACGCCGCCGACATCCGCCGCGAGCACACGTTCCGGTGGGCGGCGCCCGCCTATCGCCAGCTGTGGAAGGCGTTCCTCTACCGCCAGCGCGGGCGTTGCAAGCCGTGCCTCCTGTCCACGTTCCGCGACGACCTGGTCCTCCGCTCCCAACCGTCGATCGCGGCGACGACGCTCGTGGTGGAGGACCGCGACGACTACCTGGCGTGGTTCGCGGCCTCCGCTGCCCAGGCGCGCCTCGCCCTCGCCACCGCCGACGGTACCCAGTACGTCAAGGTCACCAACGCGGTGGCCAGCGCCTCGGACACGATCACGTTGACGATCTCCGCCGGCGTGGCGAACGTGCCGATCACGCGCGTGTCGTTCCTGGAGCTGTGCCGGTTCGACACCGACGACGTGGTGGTCAAGATCGACCAGGGCCATCAGGCCGAGATGGACCTTGCCTCCGTCGTGGTCCAGCGGTGAAATGAGTCATTCATGGGTTACGACGATGACGAGGACTCTGTAAGCGACGGCGAGCCCGTCGAGCTGTACGACTTCCTGGCCGGGACGACGCACTACTACATCACCTCCGCGGAGATGCCGGTGATGTTCGCGGGGGACACCTACCTCCCAGTCGCGTCGAGCCGCAGCGGGTTCCGCGCGTCGGCGGCGGCGGACCAGCCCGAGCTCAAGGTCCAGATCCCCGTGGACCACGCGCTCGCGGCGGTCCTCCTGCGCCCGCTCCCGCAGGTCCTCACGTGCCAGGTCTACCGGTTCCAGATCGTCTCCGGCGACTACATCGCGCCGTGGGGCGGGCCCGTGTCCAACATCGCCCTGGAGGGCGAGTGGGTCTCCGTGACGGTGCCGAGCTTGCTCTCCAAGCTGCTCAACGACGAGTGGCCGCCGCGCGCGCACCAGCGGCACTGCGGTAACCAGCTCTATGACGAGTTCTGCCAGGTCGACCCGGACGGCGACTCGCCGGACAGCGTCCCGTTCCGCCACGCGACGACGGTGGACGGGGCGCCCGGTGGCCTCACGTTCGACGTGGGCACCGTGGGGTCCGGGTGGCCGGACGGGTGGTGCAACGGCGGCAAGCTGGAGCATGAGAACGGGGAGAAGCGGCGGATCGTTCGACAGGTCGGCACGCTGATCACGATCAACTATCCGATCTACGGGATGGCCAACACCGACGTGGTCATCCTCTACGCGGGCTGCGGCCACCGTATCAAGCAGGACTGCCGCGACAAGTTCAACAACGTTCACCGGTTCGGTGGTACGCCACTCATCCCCAGCCGCAACCCGTGGCGCGTGGGACTGCGAGGGATCGAGTAATGTGGTTTGTCTTCGCGGCCTACGCCGCCTTCAAGCTCGGATCGTTCGCCTACCACAAGTGGATCAACCCACCCAAGGAGGAGCGCGCCAAGCGCGACGCCCTCCAGCTCGCGGCGCTCCCGCGCGCGGAGGAGGGCGCACCCGTGCCGGTGTGCTGGGGGCGCGTCAAGGTCGACGCGCCCATGGTGCTGTGGGCGGGGCACCCGACCATCGAGGAGGTGGAGGGCCCCAACGGGACCACGCTGTGTACCGTGTACACGGCCACCGTCGAGCTGATGCTTGGGATGCCCGGGAGCCCGAAGTCCCTGGGCCTCGTGTCGCGCCTGAAGAAGATCTGGGTGGGTGACCGTCTCCTCTGGGAGGGCAGCATCACCGACGACAACGTGGCCAAGAGCGTGAGCCGGTCGGACTTTTGGGGCGGGCCGAGCAACGGCGGCGGCGTCGACGGGACGATCTACTACACGCCGGGCGACTTCCACTCCAACCCCAACACAGCGCTGGAGGCGCACATCACGGCGGGCGGCGGGGACGCGACGCTCCACCCGACCTACCTGGGCTTCATGACCGTCGCCCTGGTGGACTGGTCGTTCGGCGAGACGACGGACCCGGGCGCGTACTCGTTCGAGGTCCTCTGTCCCACGCGCAACAACCTGCGCGTGGCCCCCGACGGCCCGTTCCCCGACGTGCTCGAGCCCATCGGCGACGGCGACGCCAACCCGATCAACGTCCTGTTCGACCTCCTCAACAACACGTGGAGCGGCCTGGGCATCCCGGAGGCGTCGATCGACGTGGACGCGTTCTACGCCGCCGGCCAGGTCCTGGAGGGCGAGGAGAACGGGTTCTCCCTCTACGCCACGAGCGCGTCGACCGCGGGCGAGGTGATCGCGATCGTCCTCAAGCAGATCGACGGCGCCCTCTACCAGGACCCCACGACGGGCAAGATCACCGTCAAGTTGGTCCGTGACGACTACGACGTGGAGGACCTCCTCACCCTCTCCATCACGGACATCCTGGAGCCCCCGGCCTACTCCACGACGACGTGGGAGTCCACGCACAACCAGGTCCGCGTCACGTTCCAGGACCGCGCCAAGGACTACGCACCGTCCACCTCCTTCGCCTCCGACCTCGCCGCGGGCGGGCGCATCAAGAGCGTCACGCGCGACTACCCCGGGTGCAAGACGGCCAAGCTCGCGGCCAAACTCGCGAGCCGCGACCTCAAGTCCGAGTCCGTCCCCACCACCAAGCTCCGCGTGGTGTGCAACCGCCGCGCGCATCGCGTCCGCCCCGAGCGCGACCGCGACGTAGGGCGGCGTGGGCTGCACGATCACGTCGCGCCGAGCGACCGCCCGCGCCCAGGCGCCGGGCTTCCGGTTCCGCAGCAGCGTCTCGAGGCTCTCCGCCTC